ATTCCTTCGCAAATGCAGAAGATTGAGCAAGATTTCAAGACCGCAAAGAACTTGCCTTCTGACTTTGCTATGGAGTGGGATATTCCTTATAGCATTATCACCTCTATTCTTGTAAACAACTCGTTCTTCAAGGCTGAGGTTAATCGCTATATCCGTCTGTATGCACCCGACAAGGTAATTGTCGTTACAAACGGTGCAAGCGGCATTGACGTGAACACTATCACTTGGGAGCAGTTGGTGGCTTATAGCCGTTCTACTATTTCCAAGATTGCGCCTATCCGTGTGGTTAAACAGCAAAGCAAGGTTCAAGACTTTACCAACATTACCGATGTATCGGGTTGGAAGCCTAACACCGTTGTTCTGCGTCCTATGGGTATGGCTGGTGTGCTTGTTCACGCTGAGACCGCTGATGTCGCACTTATGCGTAGTGGCGAGGTGAATAACAACATTCAGTTCTCGTTGGCTAAGATTCAGAACTTCCTGTACGTCATCAACAAGATTACCCCGAACGGTATGCTCAAGTCTTACCACACGGACGTTATCGGACGTTACGCTACGGTTTTGAACGAGGCTCTCTACCACGTTGTAGTTGACATCGCAACCGCAGACTAAATTTGATGTGGCATATACGATTTAGTAGTTAAGTTAATAAATTGCAAGAAAGATGACGGTACTTGAATGGTTAAAGAGTTCGACACGTTACACGTTCGAAATATCGACTTTCGAAAAGATAGCGTTGGATAGAGGTTGTACGCCTAATGATGATGCATACGACGAATCCGTTGTATCGCAAAAGCAAAAGGATTTGATGACCGCTGACATAATCTTTACGGCTGTCTTACTTAGCCCTTCAAGTACCCCATCCTTGCAACAATCGCACAACGGTTATCAAAAGACCGTTGGTAGCGAAACGGACTATTATCAAGACGAAAAAATCAAATACGCCATTCAGATTTACAACAAATACGATGACGAAAAGGCAGGAATACTTGAAAGCGTAAGGCGTAAAATCAAGTTTTTACCTATCGAAGATGTTGACAAACTGTAATGCCCTATGGTACGCGACGAGATTCTTGAATATCCCTATCAAGGTAAGATTTACCGCCTTGTAGTTGGTCAAGGTGACGCGGAGGACACATACACCGAAATATACAACGGTGCTATGGACGAAACGATGATGACTGACGACGAAGGACGTGTCCTTCAAACATCGTCTTACGTTATTTCGATTCCGCTTACACAAGACAAGAACGGGGCTTATATCATTCCAGACAAGGGAGACCGCATAGAACTTGTGCGTTACGGGCAAACGGTTAAGTTTACGGTAGACAATGCCGAACCGTCACAACTTGGCGGTGTAAGCATTTATTCGACAAGGAAAAATTGGTAATAGGGTTATGGCAACAAAGACAACTTTTAAGTTTAACGGTAAGGCTTTTGGCAAAGCGATTTATAACCGCATAGCCGAGGAACAAACCGCACGTCTTATTGCCTATGCGGAGGAGGAGTTGGTACGAATCGTTGAAAGTAAAAAGTTTGATGATAGAACCTACAACTTATCCGATTCCTATTTTTGGTGTGTGTTCTTTCAAGGTAAGCGCAAAGGATTCGGTACTTATGGACGCAAGAAAGCAAGGAAAAATTCACTTTTGCACGAATACACCCCTATTATTAGCGTAAAGGTTAACGGTAGGGCGTTGGCAAACGAATTCGGTAAGAGTTACGAGCCACAAGAAAGACAAGGCTGGGAAATAGTCTTTGGCGCGGTTGCACCCTACGGTGCTTACTTAGAGGAGGGCTTTATGTTTCACGGCAAACGCTACCAGTTCGATGTTATGTCGCAACGGTACGACCACATCAAAAACGCTTTATCGCCATTATGTAAGGTTACGCTTGAAATTCATACACCTAAATACTAAGCACGGATATGATTACGGATAATTCAAGAATATCGGTTTACGACTATCTTTCATCGTTGTTTACAACGTTGACACCTAACGTATATTCGATGTCAGAACCAACCACAACAACGGAAAGCGATACCGAAAACGGTTTTATCGTTACCAAGGTGGGCGGTTTGAATGATGAATCCGAATTTGAAGGCGACGCATACGGGTGGGTAAGATGTAGTGTAACGGCTTTCGTTCCAAAGCGCGAAAGAGGACGCTTGAATAAGACCAAGTATCGTTTCTTTGAGGACGGTATAAATGGCATTATAAAGGCGAACACGGGGCTTAACAACGATGGCGGCTATTATATCTTGGAGGATAGTATCTTGTCTATGGATGATGACGAGAATTCGCAAAAGGGAAACCAATTTCATGTTTTCGTTAAGTCTTTCGTTGTTGTAATTGACCAACAACCAAGTAATTCATAGTAACAATAAAAAATAGAAAGGAACAAAACTTATGGCAAAGAAAACAACCTTAAAGCCAATTGGTCTTGGTTATCGTGCCGTTGGCGCAACAAGTGGTGATTACACCAAGTTCATGGGTGTTTTGAAGGGTCTGGCTATCGCACAGGACGAGCCCGAATCTACCGAGATTGAGGCTGAGTTCTACGACGCTCCCTTTGATATTTTCTATCAAGGAAACCCCGTGACAATGACATTCGAGTTGGCAAACTACGAACTTTCGGAGCTGCCTGCAATCTTTGGTGGTACTTATACCGCTGGTGTTGCAAACACAAGCCCCGAAACTTACGAGGGTGCTGCATCTGCACACACTACCGAGAAGGAGTGGAAACTCGACTTTGGTCGTGGTTTCGGTTCTCTTGTTATCTACAAGGGTCTGACCATTGGTACAATCAAGAAGGATGCTGACGGTGCTTTGAACTATTCGGTAACTATTACCGCTTTGGTTTACACCGACACAAACCAAGTTGACCACATGTATAAGATTATCGGTGACACCCCCACCGAGTAGTCCAAGCATGGCAATTCTAACGTTTTCGTGAACGTAGGGGTGCGTTTAGGGTAGTACCCGATGACGTACCCCTTTGTTTTACGAAAGCCCGTTAGAACCAAAATAAACAACGTTCACGAAAAACTTAAAGATATGGCTAAAGAAAACGAAAACAAGCAAGTAGCGCAAGGGCAAGAAACAACGGAATTTGAACCGTTCCCTATTGATGTCAAGCGAAATATCGTTGACATTATCAATGACACGCCCTCTTTGGTACGTCTTGGCGAAAAAGACTACAAGGTGCAAAACATGCGCTATTATTCGTTGTACCGTATATGCAACCTTGTTATGGATATGCGCAAAGCCGACGAAACATTAGATACCGACCAAAAGATTATAACCGCCTTGTGTACCGATTTGGATGCAATGTGTGAAATCATGGCTATTGTGTTGTGCAATCACTTGTTTACACCAAGCGACAATTTGGAAACATGGGAAAGCGTTAAAACCAAAAACGATTACTACATAAGCGTTATGAAAGCCGTTGTTATGCAAAGCACATACGACGCGAATCAATGGGCGGCTATTGTACTTGGGGCTATCAAGTCAATAGATTTATCGGCTTTTTTTTTACTCAAAAAATCGGTGAGTACGCTTACGGATTCGTTGCTGACGAGGAAGAAGAAATCGGAGGAGACAGCATCACTGTTTATGGAAGCACTATCATTGCAGACGCAGCAGACTTCATCCGAGCATTCCCCCAATACCGATTAGACGATTACCTTTATAGGTTGTCGATAGCGCAAATACAATTCATGGCAATAGACAACACGCATACGAAATACTTGCGTGGTACGGATAAAAAGGCTTGGAACAACTTTAAGGAGGCATACGAGGCTCAAAAGAAACTTGAACGGTTCTTTAGTAGCATTGGAGCACCCAAGAATCTTGCCGCTGGCGAGGAAATGGAAATCCCAGTTAGGCAACAAAAAGGTAAGAAAAAGTAATTTGAACACTATATAGACAAGATATAAGTTATGGCAAACAACGATGACGTTTTAATCATTGGTTCGTTAAAGGACAAAGATTTAAGGGATTCTATAAACGAACTTGTAAATTTCGTTGGTGACAAGACTAACGACATGGCAAATAAGTTTACGGAGGGTTTGGATAAGATGAAACTCGCCATGAAAGACTTTGCCATAACGCAAAAAGTTTCTGTAGACCTTATGAAAGATGCGTGGCGCGATATGTCATCCGCATTTGACACAATGGTTGCCGCACAATCCAATGCTACTGGTTCTAATCGTAACGGTGGCAATACGCAATCGTACAATCCGAATACCGTTGGCGCATTGGAACAGGAACTTGCTTTGATGGAAAAAGAGCGTAAGGAAATCGAACTTGGTACACAAGCCTTACGTGATAAAAACCTTGAAATCGAAAAGACAAGGGATAAGTTAAAGCAAGAAACTACAAGCGACCCGTCTAAGCAAGCAAAGGCTTACGCAAACGAAATACAAAAGGTTTCGGCAATGTACGACAAGACGTTGCCAGAGGCTGAACGTAAACTCCGTGAACTTTTGCGTATCAAGAATGAATTACGTGCAACCCCCGTTCTTGATGAAACAAAGATGGAACGCCTTAATTCACAAATCAAACGCCTTATCGCGTCTATCCGTGACATGCGTACTAACGCAAAGGGCAATACGTTGAAAGACGTGTTGGGAATGGACGAATCAAGCGTTGACGCAATAGCAAGAAAGATGAGGGCGTTGAAATCCGTTAAGGTTTCCAATTCGTCGGATATTCACAAATTGGGTGACGAATACCAACGTCTTTCACGTCTACAAGCGGACTTGTTAGGTAAAGGCATTCAATTGACGCATAGCAACAACTATTTGGCACAATCATTCGGATATATCCGTAACCGTTTGGTTTATGCTATGACGTTGGGCGCGGTTACAAGTTTCGTCAAGCAAATATACGAGGTGCGCGGTCAATACGAAATGCTTGAACGTTCGCTTGGTATCTTGATTGATGATATGCGTCGTGGTTCTGAATTGTTCAACGAATTAAACGCAATGGCTATCAAGTCGCCATTTACCCTCGTTGAACTTGCTACTGGCGCAAAACAATTATTGGCATACAACTTTGCCGAGGAAGAGGTTGTCGATACGACCCGTCGTTTGGCAGATATTTCTGCCGCACTGGGTGTACCAATGGAACGTTTGGTTTACAACTTAGGACAGATTCGTGCGCAAACGGTTCTTACGGCACGTGATGCACGTGACTTTGCTAACGCTGGTTTGGCAATCGTACCAATGTTGGCTAAATTATACACGGAGGAAAAGCGTTTTGGCGACCAAATCGTAACAACGGCACAGGTGTTCGATATGATGTCCGACAAGATGGTTTCCTATTCGGACGTTATGAAAGTTATCAACCAAGTAACGGACGAGGGAGGCAAGTTCTTTGATTTCCAAGCAAAGCAAGCAGAAACACTACGTGTTAAGATGGCTAACTTGACGTTGGCATGGAATAACATGTTGAACGAGATAGGTAGCGAAAACCAAAGTATGCTTACTTTGCCTATCAATGGCTTAAAATTGCTTTTCGAAAATTGGAAAGCCGTTTATGACATTGTTAGCGACCTTGTAATATTGTACGGTGTTTATCGTGCAAGGGCTATTCTTATTTCAATTGTAAACGGTACACTTATTTCGCAAGGAGTTATAAGCGGAATGTTCCAATTAGGACGTGCGGTTTCGTTCGTTGCAAGCGCATGGAAAATTCTTTCCGTTGCGGTTGCGTCTAATCCTATTGGTGCAATAGCAACGGTGGTTGCCGCAGGTGCTGTGGCTATGGGATTATTCAACGACAACGTTTCCAAAGCCGTTGAATACCAAGAACGTTTCGGACGTGCTGGCGCAAAGACCGTTTCCGACCTTGAAACGTACTTTACATCGTTGGAAAACATCAGCAAGGAATCATCGAACTACAAAAAGGTGATGTCCGAACTGAATAGTATTCTTGGCGAGTACGACATGCAACTTGTCACGGAAAACGATACGCAAGAACAAATCAATGAAAAGCGACGTGTTTCAATACAACTTATCAAAGAGGAAATTCTTGAACGTAAGCACCTTAACGAGGTTCAGCAAGGTCGTAGCGAATACGAAACAAAGGTTGAGGACGTAAGAAAACGTTTACGTGAAAGTCTTGGTGATGCAATAACCGAGAATTTCTTGGGTATTGGCACTATCAACAAGGAAATTGCCGAAAACGCACCTGCTATCGCCAACATCGTTGCCGACGTTATCGAAAGAAACATTGACGCAATCGCTGGCAAGACTGGCGACGAATACCAAAAGGGCGTTGACAAGATTTTCGACGAAATCGGTAAGCGCATGGAGGCTATCGGACTTAGCGAAAGCACACGCAATAAGGCATGGCTTGAAAACACGCTTTTCCGTTCGTTCACGGATAGCAACATTATCAAGAATGCCATTAACGACATTGCCAACGCAAAGAACGAGCTCGACAACTACACCGAGGCACTTGATAAGGCTTACGAGGCTGAAAAGAAAGCCGCTGTCGATGGCGCAAACTTTAATGACCGTGTGGAACAAACACAACGTCGTTTGATGGATGCGGCATACGACACGGATAACTTTGCAAAGAAAGTCAAGCAACTATTGAAAGACTATGGCGGTCAAAACGTCATTGATTTCTTGGTAAAGGTTAAGACCGAGGTTCCTGCATGGATGAGTCAAAAGGGT